TGGTAGTTTCCACAGACGACTTTGGATTTAATGAAGGATTTACAGTATTATGAGTAAGTTAGATAAAAATATGGAGGAGATGTTAGACATCGAAATCTCCACTACACCAGCACCAGCACCTAAACCCGTAAAGGATCAGGCTAAGGATACCTCAGAAGATGTAGAGAAGGACTATGAATATACTAGAGGACAACTCTACAACCTCATAGATAAGGGTCAGGAGGCAATACAAGGAGCGTTAGAGGTTGCACAGGAGTCAGGGCATCCAAGAGCATTTGAGGTTGCTACAAACGCTATGAAACAGGTAGCAGACATGACTGATAAACTCATGGATCTTCAAAAGAAAGTTGCTGATCTTGATGAAGATAAGAAAGGTCCAACTAAAGTAACTAATAATGCCATGTTCGTAGGAAGCACTGCTGAGTTACAAAAGATGCTTAAACAAATGAACAATGGTAAAAGGTAACTTGTTAGCATTGCATAACATTAACAATAATAATATAATATAGTATGGATGTATTGAACACTATGAGATTAAACGAAGGAGACGTATACCGTCTCACCACTGCTTGCAAGTTGTATCAGGAACAAACTGGTTCTGAATACATGTATGATGAGTACCAACATTTGATCGAAAAAATTAATACAATGTGTGAACAGGGGTATTGTGCTTTCACAGAAAGTACGCCATGACCGAAGAGAAAATTAAAAGTCTCTGTTACACTAAAGATGAAGTTGATCAGATGATTGCTGCTGCTGTTGCAGAAGCAAGACGCATAGATGAAGAGTCCATGCGTAAACATAATCGTGATGCAACTATCATATCAATGATACTTGGATTCACAGCACTCGCACTATTTGTAGATGGATTACTTCGCATACTTGGTATCGTTCCACCATTCGCAGGTCTTGACGTTAATATCTTGGACGACATTGCCGAAAAAACGAAGGCTATTGTGGAAACTGATATCAGACAGAATGATCTCTTAAAATACTTAAAGGATCAGTTATAAGTAAATACAACGATGGTAAATTAATATGCTCTCAACACAATATCGGTTAAGGCTTGAAGCGATATGTAAAGACATTGCTTCAGGTACTGACGTTAGTCTAGATGATATGATCTGGTCTAACAAATTAGCAAAAGCAAATACTGCTGCTAGAGGTATGTTGAACACGGCAAGAAGAATAGCACAGAATCCAAAAGATTCTTTTCTCAATGAGTTGAATATTGGAGACCCCGATCCAACTCATCATAAAAGGGGTTTCGGTTCCCCAGATGAAATTGTAGAATGGTTTCATCAAGAAAGATCTGATGACTGGAGGCAGAGAGATTGAATGATGTAGTTTGGTCAATAAATATTATGATTGGTATCCTACTAATAGCAGTAGGCATATTAATATATTGGATTTTTAAATACGACGATTGGAATGGCTAAGACTGAAGTATATCTTGGCAACCCCAACCTGAAGAAGGCTGGTACTGAGATACAATTTACAAAACAGCAAGTAGAGGAGTGGATCAAGTGTAAGAGTGATCCACTCTACTTTGCTATGACGTATATGCAGATCATTAACTTGGATGAAGGTCTTGTACCTTTCTCCATGTATGATTTCCAACAAAAGATATTGATGGATTTTCATGAAAACAGATTCAACATTGCGAAACTTCCTAGACAAACTGGTAAGAGCACCACTGTGGTCGCCTATCTTCTTCATTACTCTATCTTCAATGATAGTGTCAACATTGGTATTCTTGCAAACAAGGCATCTACCGCTAGGGAACTCTTAGGTAGACTACAACTTGCTTATGAAAATCTACCAAAGTGGATGCAACATGGTGTCTTAGTATGGAACAAAGGTAGTTTAGAACTAGAGAATGGTTCTAAAATTATGGCAGCATCTACTTCAGCATCTGCTGTTCGTGGTATGTCATTCAACATACTATTCCTTGATGAGTTTGCATTCGTTCCCAACCATGTAGCAGAACAGTTCTTTGCTTCTGTGTATCCTACTATCACTTCTGGTAAATCAACTAAGGTTATAATCATATCTACTCCTAATGGTATGAACCACTTCTATAAGATGTGGGAAGATGCTAGGAATGGTAAGAATGGTTATACCACTAATGAAGTACACTGGTCACAAGTACCAGGCAGAGATTCAAAGTGGAAAGAAGAGACGATGAAGAACACGTCCAAGAGACAGTTCGCACAGGAGTTTGAGTGCGACTTTCTTGGATCTGCCGATACTCTTATCTCTCCATCTAAACTTCAAGCAATACCCTTTAGCGAACCTATTACGAGCAATGCTGGACTTGACATTTACGAAAGACCACAAGACGATCACGAATATATTATTACTGTCGATGTTGCCAGAGGAATTGGTGGCGACTATAGTGCTTTCATCGTGTTTGATATCACCACTCTCCCGTATAAAGTTGTTGCCAAATACCGTGATAATGAGATTAAACCTATCATGTTCCCGTCCGTCATTTTCGGAGTAGCAAAGAATTATAATCTTCCATACATTCTGATAGAGGTCAATGACATTGGTGATAGTATAGGAGCAATGTTAAACTATGACCTTGAGTATCCTAACGTACTCATGTGTGCTATGAGAGGTAGAGCAGGTCAGATAGTAGGTCAAGGGTTCTCAGGTAACAAGACACAGTTAGGTGTTAAGATGAGTATCACAGTTAAGAAGCAAGGATGTGCAAACCTCAAAGCAATTTTAGAAGAGGATAAACTAACCTTCTGTGATTTTCATATACTTCAAGAGTTAACAACATTCATTCAGAAAAAGCAAGCATGGGAAGCAGATGAAGGATACCATGATGACTTGGTGATGTGTCTAGTACTATTCTCTTGGTTAGTCATGCAAGACTACTTCAAAGAGATGACAGATCAAGATGTCAGACGAAGGATATATGAAGAGCAAAGGAATCAGATTGAACAAGACATGGCTCCATTTGGATTCATTGATGATGGATTAGGTGATGATACCTTCGTTGATGCAGACGGTGAAATGTGGGCTTATGGTAATACAGAAGAGTCCGTAACTTATATGCTTCCTGATAGATGATGGATCTTGAGGAACAGTTCGGTTTAGAACACCTACTATTCAGAGAAAGAAGATGTCGAGTCTGTGGTAGAGACAAAGACTTGATGAATGATTTTTATTTGATAAGAAAGAATAAGAGAGGTAACCCATCTGGGTATTCATACGAATGTAAGGTGTGTACTGTGGAGAGGGTAGTAAAGAATAGAAAGAATAAACACGTGTTTCACGAGTCTTATCCAGACTGGTAGTGTGTTCATGCATTGTTTCCCCTCTGGAGATTCTCCTAGAGATAAATAATTTCAGGTAATTTGAATCATCTATAGGGGTTAAAAACATGGCAAGTCAAATCTCGCCTGGTGTAGTTCTTAGAGAACGAGATCTGTCCAACGCAGTTATTGTTGGCACTTCAAGCCAAACAGCAGCATTTGCTTCATCCTTCCAGAAAGGTCCAATTGGTGAGGTTGTTTCAATCTCTGACCAAAAAGATCTACTCGGTGTATTCGGTAAACCAACATCTGCTAATGCAGAAGACTGGTTTGTTGCATCTGAGTTTCTAGGATACGGTGGACAACTAGCAGTTGTTCGTGCAGAAACAGGAGTACTCAACTCTGCTTCAGAGGGTGGTGGTGTTTTAGTTAAGAACACTGCTGACTGGGAAGGAGGCACAGGCTCGTCTAAAAAGTTTGTAGCACGTGGTGCTGGAACACTAGGTAACTCACTCAAGGTTGTCATCGTTGATAGCGGTGCTGATCAGTACGTAACATTCGCATCTACACCTGCTGGTATTGGTGTTGATGATACAGTAACATTTACAGGTGGAGCAACTGGTACAGTTCTTTCTTGGGTTCCTTCAACCAAGACTGCTGCTGTTGTTCTTACAAACCCTGCAACAAAAATTACAACCAGTGATACACTTGACATTCCTGATACAGGAGTTGGTGCAACAATCACAGGATTATCTGGTGGTACTGGATATACATCAGGAACTGCCGTTGCTACAACTGGTGGATCTGGATCAGGATTAACAGTTGACACAACAGTCGGTGGTGGTGTTCCTAATGCAATCACACTCACATCTGGTGGTTCTGCTTATGCAACTGGTGCTAACATTGCTACTACAGGTGGCGGTGGAACAGGATTAACAGTTGACGTTGTTGTCTCTGGTGGTGTTGTTCAGACTGTATCAATCAATACTGCTGGTACTGGATACACAGTTGGTGGAACTGTAACAATTGTTGGTGGTGGTTCAAACGCAACATTTACAGTTGATGGAGCAACTGGTGCTGTAACTGCTGTTGTTATTAACGCTGGTGGTACTGGATATCTTGTAGGAGATACAGTCACAGTTTCTGGTGGTGGTGCTGATGCATCATTCGATATCGCTACTGTAACTGACACACAGATTGTAATCTCTTCTGTTAGTGACTGGTATACCAATACAGAAATTGCTGGAACTGGTCTTAAGTTAAGTGCTGTTGGTCCACGTCCTGGTACATCTGCATTTGCTTCTGACAGAAGTCTTAGCAAAGATGAAGTTCACGTTGCTGTTATTGATACAACTGGAGATGTTTCTGGTGCTTCTAACACAATTGTAGAGCGTCTTACATATCTTTCAAAACTTTCTGATGCAAAATCACCAGAAGGTGCGAATGTATACTACAAGTCAGTTGTTAATGCTGAGTCAGCATACATCTATCACGGTGCTGCTGTTACAACTACAGTATCTGGTGCTGTTTGGAACGCTGCTTCTGGCAGTGTATCTGGAGCACTTGGTTTAGTTGGTTCTCTAGAAGCAACACTTGCTGGTGGTACTGATGACTATGCATATACTGCTGGAGAGATCGGTGCAGCATATGATGAGTTTGCTGACAGTGAAAGTGCTGATGTTGACTTCATCCTTATGGGTGGATCACTAGGTTCTGAAGCAGATACAAAGACAAAGGCAGCTAAGGTTGTTGCTATTGCAGCAGGTCGTAGAGACGCAGTTGCATTTGTTTCACCTTACAGAGGAAACCAAATTGGTACATCTGGTGCTTTAACTGCTAGACAGCAAAAAGATAACACTCTAGCATTCTTTGCTGGAATGACTTCTACATCATACGCAGTATTCGACAGTGGATACAAGTACATCTATGATCGTTTCAACGATGTATATCGTTACATTCCAACTAACGGTGACATTGCTGGTCTTTGTGTTGCTACTTCAGTAGCACAGGATGACTGGTTCTCTCCTGCTGGATTGACCAGAGGTGGAATTCGTAATGCTGTTAAACTAGCATACAATCCATCTAAGGCAGACAGAGACGAGCTTTACCAGAACAGAATCAACCCAGTTGTTTCTATCTCTGGAAGTGGTATCACACTCTTCGGTGACAAGACTGCTCTTGCCTCACCATCTGCATTCGATAGAATTAACGTTCGTCGTCTCTTCCTCAACATTGAGAAGAGAGTTGAGCAACTTGCTAAAGGTGTTCTATTCGAACTTAACGATGAACTTACACGTTCTAATTTTGGTGCTGCTGTTAACTCTTACTTGAATGAAGTTCAGGCAAGACAAGGTTTGACAGACTTCTTAGTTGTATGTGATACATCTAATAACACACCAGATGTTATTGATCGCAATGAGTTTGTTGCGGAATTATTCCTTAAACCAACTCGTTCTATCAACTACGTAACAGTAACATTTACTGCAACACGTACTGGAATTTCGTTCGCTGAAGTAGTCGGACGCTAATCGTTACTCTAAATAAACTAACAAAGGACAAGACTAATGGCAATAGTAACAAGTAACGTTAAGAACTTCCTGGCTAAGGTTGCTCAAGGCGTTAAACCAAATATGTTTGAGGTGGATATTAAATTCCCCTCAACAGTATATGCGGAAGCAAATGACAACATGATCACTATGTTGTGTAAGTCAGCAGCACTACCTGCCTCCAGTGTAGGAACTATTGAAGTTCCTTTCAGAGGTAGATCAGTTAAGATTGCTGGAGATCGTACATTTGATAACTGGACTGCAACCTTTGTCAACGACAAAGATATGAAGATTCGTGGAATCTTTGAAAGGTGGTTGAACCTTATCAATACACATGAAGGTAACACAGCAGAACTATTCAATCCTAGTAGTTCTACAGGTGACGGATATAGTTCAGACATTTTCGTTACACAACTTGAGAAAGATTCTTCTGACGGTGGTAAAACACTAAGAGGATATAAACTCTGGTATGCATTCCCAGTGAGTGTTTCTCAGATTGATCTTGCTTATGATAGTAACGATCAGATCGAAGAGTTCTCAGTTGAATTCCAGTATTCATACTGGACTGTTGAAGCTAACGACGCTAAAAACCAGGATCCAATAACTTAAAACTGATCTTTTTCTATCGTATAAATACTTGCGGTAGATAAAATTTTTATTATTATGAGTCAGTTATTTGGCTTTCAAATTAATAGGAAGAAGGAACTGAAGGGACAATCCCCAGTTCCTCCTTCTGCTGACGAACCCGTTGCAGTAGCTGCAGGGGGTTATTTTGGTACTTATGTCGATATGGACAACAGTGCCAGAGATGAGTTTGAACTCATTCGTCGTTATAGAGACATGGCACTTCACCCTGAAGTGGACAGTGCTGTGGATGAAATTGTTAATGAGTTTGTCGTCAATGATTCAAATGATAGTTGTGTAGAGATTAACTTAGATAACCTTGAAGTTGGAAAGGGTGTCAAGAATAAGATCCGTGATGAATTTGCACATATAAAACAACTACTAAATTTTGAAAAGAGAGCACATGAACTTATTCGAAATTGGTATGTAGATGGTAAACTAATTTACCACAAAGTAATTGATCTTTCTAATCCTAAGAAGGGTATAGTAGAACTAAGATATATTGATCCTCTTAAAATTAAGAAGGTTAGACAAAAAATTTCAACCAACGCTAGACAATTAACCCCAGACGAGAAACAATCTGCTAAGGCATATGAGTGGGGTGAGTATGTAGACTATTGGTTATACAACTCTAAAGGATACCTTAGAGGTGGTGCATTAGGTCCAGTTGGAGACATGTCCAACAATCAAGGCATCAAGATGTCTGTAGATTCAATCACTTTTGTTAATTCTGGACTACAGGATTTAAACAAAAGACTTGTACTAAGTTTCTTACATAAAGCAATCAAATCCTTGAACCAATTAAGGATGATTGAGGATGCTTTGGTTATCTACAGATTATCAAGAGCACCTGAAAGAAGAATCTTTTACATTGATGTAGGTAACCTTCCAAAGGTTAAAGCGGAGCAGTATCTACGTGATGTCATGTCTCGTTACAGAAACAAACTAGTCTACGATGCTAGTACTGGTGAGATCCGTGATGACAAAAAGCACATGAGTATGCTTGAGGATTTTTGGTTACCTCGTAGAGAGGGTGGGCGTGGAACTGAGATCACCACCTTACCTGGTGGACA